TCGTCTATCTCCATTGCGACTCTCCTTATTTGTTTGGGCTACTTTTCATTTTTCGTTGTTATCCATACACCAATCAGGCTTTGCTTACAGCAAGAATGGCACACAAATCATCAACCTGTTTGTCGAGAGCGTCTATGGCCGTCTTGCGCGAATTTCCAAACGCCGACAACCGAATTGAGCCTCCGTTCCACGTTATCTGCTCAACAGCTGAAAACACAGATGGGGTTCCGCAAGGAAGAATCTGAATGGTGGAACGCTTAATAGTTATGGTCTCGGCTTTTGCGACTGCTTTGGATTTTGCTTGCTCTGCCATTTCAGTTCTCCTTATTTGTGTTGCCATGAATTGTTCCACGTGGAACAATTGTAAATTGTCTCATCATCTCCTACGGTCCCTCGGGGTGTCGGGTTAAAAACCGATCACCACCCCCACATTTCTATTCAATCAGTTTACGGCAACAGGGTGATTGTTTCCTCAACCACTCTAGGGCCAACCGCCGTATTAAAGATGTTGGTCGTAATGCTGGCATCCTCAATGACAACCTGCAATGTCCCGCTGTTCGTAATCGCCACCCAGTAGTCTTCCTCGGCAGCCACGACTTCAACTTCAACGCCGTCCGGGAATGTTATGGCAGTTGCCGCGGTATCATTCCAGACATGAACCATCGTTTTGCCAGTCATGGTATTACCATCCAGGTCAAGGATGGTAACTGTGCTTGTACTGAATAGGCTACCAGCCGTGATCGCATCCGTCACAAACGTAGGCTCTGCCCAAATGCCAAGGTTCGTGACAGCACTGGCGTCAACCGCCGGTAATACCGTTCCAGCCGTGATATTCGCAGCGTCTAGGGCCGTGATAGCCGAACCATCAAAGGCCGCCGCAGTCGTTCCTGCGGCAAGATTTGCCAGATCAAGGTTCGTGATCGCGTTACCGTCAATCGCGGACGCCACCGAGGCTGCATTCAATTTTGCCGCAGACAGGTCATTGATTTCACCATCACCGACGCTCAATAGGGGCAACACGACCACTGCATCACCCGTGGTACTGGCAGTAAGCGTATGCACCGTTACCGCAGACGAGCCATAGTCAATAGTCGTCGCAACCGTGTTACCAATATCCAGCGCACCAGCCGTCTTCACATCAATGCCAGAACCGGCATCAGCCGTGTAAGCCGTGGCGTCAACCGTGCCGTCACAGATAACGTCATCACCAGCGGGGTCAAGCGTAATGTCTCCGGTGCTGTCAATCTCACCTTCGATATTGACGATACCATCTTCTACAGACAGGCCATACACACCAGCGGCGACAATGACCACCGAGGCTTCATCTGCCTCATCCGCAAACGTGCCAGTACGAGCATCCGTGATAGACGCCAGAGGAACACCATCCGCACCCGTCGCATTGGTCTGCGTAACGGAGATTTCGTGCGTGGTTTCCGTCAGGTTAATATCAACATCATCGTTGGCTTCAAGCTCGCCATTAAGCGTTGCCTTGCCTGTCACAGCCAGAGTTCCGCTCGTGGTCGCTCCGCTGACATTCGCATCGCCGGTCACATTAAATGGGCCAGTAAATGCGTTGGCATCGAGTTGGTTGAGCTCGGTTCCGGTAGCAGTGATCTTGGTGCTTTTGACCTTCCAATTACCATCAAGATTCACGTCGCCGGTGAAATTCTTGTCGCCATGAACATTGATTTGTCCATAAGAGGTTACGGCAAGCAAGCCAAGCACGGCAAGCAATTCGATAAATTTCTTCATTGTCTCTCTCCTTTTTGAATTATTGTCCGCGCTGCTCTCGGCAAGTCAAGGATGTTATTGCATGTTGATATTTGCCCGTTTACAGTTCTGAAATCGCGTCTCAAATCACCATCATCTATCTTCGGCCTTTCCTCGTTGACCTCCCTTCCTTTATCTCGGATAAGTGTCACAACCTTGTAGATCAGTTGTCCAGCTTCCGTCTCCCCGCTATTCGCCAACACGACAAGTTCGGCATCGTTAAGAACCGTTTTTAAGTTGACGCCAGCAATGTTCATGTTTTAGAAAATGAGAATTTCTTCCGCTTAGTTTTTACGTCTATCGCATAACTGCGAAAATGTCAACTCTTTTTTTTGCCTATTTTAAAGATTGAAGTTTAGTCAGGGTATCGGCTTCGATTTTGTCTCTCTTGTCCTGGATGTCGGAAACCGCCAGGGCTCGTTCGACAACCATCTTTTCAGATGTGGTCTGCGCTTTGGCGGAAGACAGTTGAGCGGTAGCATTCGTCTTGGCTATATTGGCTTGCTGACTCTGAACCATAAGCTCTTCTTCTGGACTTGGAGTTCTGGCTTCGGCTTCCTTTATTTTTTGCTCTTCACTTTTCAACGCCTTGTCGGTATCTATATCAAGAGCCTTGTGCAGTTCTTCAAGATACCACCGTATATTCGTTTCTTTCGCCACTACGTCATTGGTCAAAGCAAGCGTAAGCATCTGTTGCATTTTCGTTATACGCTCGACTTTATTCTGGAACGACAAAAAGCCAGTAGCCTTGATGAGGTAATCTCCCTTGCCTCTCACAACTTCGGGATCGTTCATGTTGTATTGATAGAAGGAGAGAATCATGGGCTCGATCAGTTGTTCATCGAAGTTACGAATAACGGCACCCAGATACTTTCCGGCTTTTTCTATCAACTGACTTATCTCGAATGCGGTAAGTTTTTCCTTAGTCTCTATGCCCTGCTGGACCTTGGGGATCATTGTGTTCATGTCGGCGTATTGCTGGGCAAGATGAATCACGGAAAGCAACGACTCGCCTACATCCGGAATATCGGCAAACATCAAGCCTTTTTTAATATCGTCACATTCCGCGCTCAAATGGAAAAGTGTTCCCGGCCGAATTTCGGTAACATCTTCTTCAAACATTTCCGGCTTGATTCCACCGACAAGATTCCCGCTTAAATTCTTATTGTCAAAAAATGCGCGCGCTCCACCATTAACCATCAACTGCATGTCTTCGGCATTATCAGCAACGCCAACACCGCCATTGGCATCAAGATTCGCTTCAAAAACGCATCGCCTGAATGGGCGTCTTCGTTTGGGGCGGCGCGTGAATCGAACGATTTCACCATTAGCAACACATGACAAGACCTCGATATCATCGCCACGTTCATAGTCTTCGGTTTCCTGGGGTTCGACTTTCTTTCCCGTTGCCTCGGCGCGTTCACGCTCGAACGATTCCACAACATCTCGTGGCTGTCTGCCCCAAAACTCGGAATATTCAATAGTGTTCTGTCTGAATTCCACATCGCGTTCCGCTGGCGGTAGAGAATCGGTGCCAGAACTGCCTGTATTCATTTCCGCCCTGACATTACCCAAAACGCTTTCGATGGCAGCGTTGAAAAAATATCGCTTGTTTTTCTTTGACCTTAACCAGAACGGAGATACCAGTTGTCTATGGATAATGCCTTGGCCTTCCTGGATATCATCATTTTCCATGTCGTAAAACATATCCCATGTGGAGACGTAAATTGTACCCGGCACAGTTCGCTTGAGTTTGGTGATCTTCCATGAAACAAGTTCTTGCGGGATCCTGCTCATATCCTCGACACCTTCCGGTAATTCGGGAAGCTCGGGCTCGTAATGGCTGTATTCGGACTCCCCAACCGTATCCTTCTGCCATGTTTCGCCATAAATGGCGGCAGCCAGAATATTCTTCATCAATTCCCGGTCGGCATTACAGGTCAATAACTGTTGATCAATCAACCCAACCATCATCTTGATTTCGGATTCAACAGCAGTTAGGAGTTCGGGATCCAGTTCCTTAAGGTTGACATCTTCCCATGGCGCCGGAGTGATGATAAACGGAATCTTGCCGCCCGACAAGAGGGTATCAACAATGATAGCATATGCGGCGAGGACTTTCTGTTTCGTAATATTGAGAAACGCATTGGAACGCCAGTCGGCGGTTTCTTTTGTTTTCCAATAGCCCGAAGATATTGCGCGATATGCCTGACTGTTCTTTTCCCATTTTTGCTGAAGGGGTTTTCGGTTTTGCTCCCAATTGCTCAATATAGCCAAAACGGATGAAGCCAACCCACATCGGGATTTACCAATTCCGGGCCTTGCCTTCTTTGCTTTTGCCATAAGGTCAATCCTTCTTGGATTCAAAACCAGCGGAAAACTCGTTGTCAGGATTTCCGTTGATCGCTATTTTCTCGATCTGGATACTCACATCCTTGTCGACCCCGGTTTCGGTTTCGTTTCCCGATAGACGTGTAATCTTGCCGGCAGCCAGAATGGTTACAACATCTCCGAATTTCGCTTTTCTCAAATTTGGGAGTTTCTTCAGGGATTCATTATCGAAACTGAGTTGAAGGCCATAAGGATATTTCTGAGTATCGGCTTCGGCTACCGCATCGTCCTGTGATTCTTTTTGCTCAGACTTGGAGAGTTTCATATCAACGAGAGTGTCGTCAGGCATAGCGTCCTCCTTTTGTTAATTCAAGCCTCTATCTCAATTTTGAGAAAATGTCAAGAACTTTTTTCTCTTTTTTTCCGATATGGATATCTGAGCAGTCCAGCAAGCGCACATTTCAGAGCATGAACACCTGGTATGATTTGCGCGTTTTCGGTCTGAACTTCAAGCAATCTAAGGCAGTCATGCAGTTGCCCGTCGGCTCTTAACTTCATCACGCCAGTATTGCCAAGCCGCCAGAGCACGTGTTCGATCTGGTGATCATCATTCCAGTCGATATGAACCAGCACCGGGTGGGGCTTAATCATTGCCGACCTCAAGATGTCAAGCATATAGGTCTTCTTGGTTTCGGGGTCTTGGTGCCAGTAAAACTGCTTGGCGAAATAATACGACCAGCACTCATTCAGCCAACCGCATAACCCCTCCATCTCAACATCACCGCCCGTGCCCACGATATGATCTATTGTCAGGAAGGCGGTTTCCTCGAAAACGTAAACCTTCTTGGTGTCAACATTCATCCCGCACATCAGAGCAAATCCATTGGCTCCATTATCGGCGCCTATTCTGACGGGCACCGGGAAACAAATTCCGCCTCGCATGTAATACTCACCGTTCAGTGGATGTTCCTTATTACCAAAGAAAAGGTGTGAGGTCTTCTGTTCGGCATCGTATCGTCTTATTGTCGGTCTTGTTAGTGTTGTCATGTTGGCTCGTTTGGGTGCTTCCATGCCAAACATTTACCACATCGCATCTGTCCGTCATCAGCCTTGATCGGTTCTTTTCGCCGAGGAACCGAAGGAGGGAATTCGTGGGGATTACCCTCTGTTACTGGTTCGGTGTCCATGGGTATTGGTCCGTATACATATTGAAACGGAAGTTCCCATTCATGCTGACATAATTTTGGCTTGGCCGCACGTGACTTTAACACCTCAACTGTAATCTTTACTCTCGCGTCCCCGCCTGCGCTATACATAACCTTATCATAATGCCCTTTAAGCGCCTTCAATATCAAATCATCCGCGTTTTCATCGTCGCCAAGATCGCGGAACATAACCCCACGACCACAAGGACGAACATAGATCGGACCTTCGTAAGAAACCTTTCCCACGACCTTGTATTTGGTTTTGTCTATCTTTTTCATCATCCATTATCCTTTCATTTTTGCTTTTGTTTGGCTTTCGGGATAGCTGCGAACAGTGGATGATTCGCCCGCTTAACTTGCGGGATAGGACCGACTTTCCACGCAACCGTTACGTTCGTAAGTTCTCCGCTACCATTATCCATCGGAATAGGCGGGCGAATTATCCATTTAATGTGCTTTCGATATTTCTTAGGTACGGTCAACGCAACACTTTGTTTCCTAAAAAGCGCCTTCGCTTTTCTAACAGCATGAGCAGAAAAGTAAGACGGCACTATATCAATAAAATCTCCGTACTGCATCGATGGATCAAACTTCATTTCCATTTTCCTTACTGTTGTGATTTATCCAACTGGGAGGCACCATTCGTCTACACTTCCAGAATTCAACTGCATCCTGTTTCCATGAAAAGTATGCGACATACCCAAGACCTGAAACGCATCTGCCGCGTTGGAATGCACGTCGTGAAGCGGAATTGACTTCCAGATGCCATGAATGCTGTCCCATCCCTTACGGTATAACTCCAGATGCTCAATACCCGGGCTGCATTTCTCCTCGTCAAACCAGCAGAACTGCAAAATATTCCTGACGGACTCAATGCTGTCGGCTTTATTCTCAACCCGCGGCACCGCTTTGAACCTGAGCCCCATCCCCATGGCCTGCTCGATCCTTGTCTTGCCAGTCCCAAATTCACGCACACCTATATCGTGCGGTGCATAATGCCTCCCGTATCTATACCCCCTGCCTTTGATGATTTCCACGTAATACTCCAAACCGTAATCGTTGTTCTCAAAAAAGTCAACCACGTGTATCTGGTCGCCTACGGTCTGGACAAACCAGATATCCGTCAAATCGTCAATGCCGATGTCCCAATACGTGTCCACCGGCACGCTGTCAATAATCGGCACTTCCGTTATTCTGTTTCGTTGCCTCAATTTCACCAACTGCTCGCGCCAATATTGACCTTCCTGACTGACCTCAAACGCCTCTTCCGGGGTTGAGGGATGCTCGGATTTAATGTCCGGACCCAAGACCTCGAACTGCTTGGTGTACCATGCCATTTGCTTAATGTGCAATTTTGGCGTGATCTTCTTGTTAAGCCTATGGAAATAGCGTCTCAACTTGTCGCTCATTTCCACGGTATCATTAAGAACATGCCCTTTGTGCATCCACCACGGGAAAAAGAAAAACTTAAAATCCAGCTTTGTTAGCTTCTTGTCTTTTCTGCGTTGCGCCCTCTGGCAAAAATCATAGTAGTAACTCGCGCGGCCGGCGGCTGTTCCTTCGATAAATACCATTTGATCGCCACTTGCCTCGACAGCTTGGAGACTTCCTAAAACTATTTCCCTGGCCTTGTCGGGAGTCTTCAAGCAAATTATGCCGAATTCAGATATGTGAAGAAGCTGAGGTGTTCCACTTCTCATCGTTACGCCGACACTTACTCTGGATCCGTTCGGAAATGATAACTCAGTCTTTGATTTGGTTATCAGTGGCCGCGCAGCCTTGATGCTATCCGGCATCCGATCGTAGGCAAACTTGATTGTGCGCCGAAAGATGTTCTGGGCATGAACGAGGCTATCCGCTATTATCGCACCTTCGACATTATTATTGAATAAACATTCATCCAAAATGTAGAGATCAACGAATGTCGAAAACCCGATCTTGCGGGCCTTCAAAATTATGTTCCTGTACCATAAGTTGTTGAACAGATAGCGTTGCGCTATGTTTGGCTCGAAGTGGAGAACTTTGCCATCATCATCCTGGATGTGATAAAGATTCTCCAGCCTCCAGCGTTTGTTCTGAAGTTGGCTTACGGTCAGTTCTGGCTTTTTTTCTTTTGTCAAGTCTGATTTCCTCTCGTTTGTCTCGGCGCCGCTCAAGCATCCTGTCTTTCGGCAATCCACGTGACTTCCCTGCAATCTCTTCCAACGCTTCTTCAAGAGTGACCTCAACCCCTATCCGTTTTGTCGAGGGTTGATCGGTCCATTTGAAGTTGTTCTTCAAATCAAATATCACGCCGGCCGGATTCGTTGTCCGCCTCAACAAATCCTGGTTGCGCTGATCCTCCATCTTCAGCGTAGCCCATCCCAATATCTCGGCAAAACCCGGCGTCTTCCTATATTTCCGCATCTCATCTCTCGATGTCAACCCCAATGCCAGCGTCAACCCGGCAATCGTGTATATCTGCGGCTCAAAGGTTTCTACCAATTCCTTCCCGTTCCGGACCATCACTGATATCCGCGCATGGTCGCAATCATAAAAATATTGCACTATCCTCGATCGTAGTTCCTCTATGTCTTTATCGCTCGCGCGCGGTATGGCCTTGGCTGCCTTATCAATTCGCGTGTCGTCGTCCTTGTCCTTGACAACATATGATATCATTTGCCGCACGCTCTTTCGGATATGCGTGGAATCGTCAGCAGTAGAGGAATCATCAGCGGAAACCACCTCGGGTTCTTCGGCGGGTTGTAGCTCGTCATCGCGTTCGTCGTCGC